TATCTATACACTAGGTCACGTAGTTATTGCTATGACTTGTAATAGATTGATTACAGGTGCAGATTGGAAACTTGCAGGTGCAGACGCAATTGTAGAACCTATGATAAACGGTGTATGGTATTATGTATTAGATAAAACTTGGAGTAAAAAATGGAAATAGCAATAATAGTATTAGCACTTGTTAATTTATTACTACTAGTTAAAGTAATGATGATGGCAAAAAGAGTTAATAGAATATCAAAAAAGATCAATACTATTATAGAAAGAATAGGTCACGTAGAACAAGAATCACAAAAGACTTTTAGTTTATGTGAAACAGAATTAAGATCAACTAACATTAATTTAGAAAACATAGTAAAGATATTTGAAGAAGTAAAAGGTTTAATTATAAAATTAAAATCAGACAGTACTAAAAGTTTAAAACTATGAAAATTAAATCATTTAAAAATATTAACGGTTGGCGATGGATTGGATTTGCTTTAGCAATGATTAGTGTATCTATATTATCAAATGCCAACATTGCTACACAATGGGTAGGTTGGACTTTTAGTGTAATCGCTTGTGTAATGTGGGTATATTTTGGATTAAAAGATAAAGATTGGCCGAGAGCACTAATGGAATTAATGTATTTAATATTATCAATGAGAGCAACATACAACTGGTTAGGAATATAAAATGATTATAGTTGATCTATCACAAATAACACTATCAAATTTAATGGCACAAATGGGTGGTGGTAAAGTAGAAGTATCAGAGCATTTAGTAAGACATATGATATTAAGAGCGTTGCGTTCTATCAATATGAACTTTGGTAAAGAGTATGGTGAAATTGTTATTTCAAGTGATAGTTATAAGTATTGGAGAAGAGATATATTTCCATACTACAAAATGAGTAGAAAAAAAGATAGAGAAAATTCAGGTTTAGATTGGAACCATTTATTTGAAATATTAAACAGAATTAAATATGAGATAAGAGATAATTTACCTTATAGGTTTGTGGAGATCGAAGGTGCTGAGTCAGATGATATTATTGCTACTTTAGTTTTAGAAAACAAAGATGACAAGTATATGATAGTGTCAGGTGATAAAGATTTTATACAATTACAAACTAATCCAAATGTAAAACAATATGCACCAATACAAAAGAAATATGTAACGCACGAAGATCCAGTAGCATATTTACAAGAACATATATTAAGAGGAGATAGGTCAGATGGAATACCAAATGTATTATCTGCTGATGATGTTTTTGTAAAAGGAGTGAAACAAAAACCACTATCTAAAAAAAGATTAGCAGAATGGTTTGAAACAGATTATGTTCCTTTAGGACCTGAAACAAAAAAGAACTATTATAGAAACAAAACTTTAATAGATTTAACTGAAATACCTGAAAATATTAAGACTAATATACTTGATATGTATTATAATCAAAAGGTAGCGCCAAAAAGTAACCTGCTGCCTTACTTTATAAATAAACAGTTGAAGACATTAATGGAACAACTAAATGACTTTTAAAAGGAGAAAATAAAATGGAAGAAAAACAAAGACATCCATCGTTGATGAATCCAAAACTAATGCAAAGTTTTGCTAATACAATGACAGGAACAAGGGTGCTTATGAATGAAATTTTTACAAAGGTTAATAATGCAAAAGATAAACCTAAAAAGATTGCAGTACTCAAAGAAAACGACTCACCACAATTAAGACAAGTATTAAAAGGTGCATTTGATCCTAAAATTAAATGGGATTTACCTGAAGGCATACCGCCTTATAAGGAGAATGAAGCACCAATTGGTACTGAACACACAACTCTATTTGATGAAACAAGAAAACTTTTTCGTTTCGTAGAAGGTGGAGATAACACATTATCTAAAACTAGAAAAGAAACAATGTTTATTCAAGTATTAGAAGCACTTGAAAAGAATGAAGCAAAAGCATTGATCGCTGTTAAGGATAAAGAGTTAAATAAACACTACAAAGGTCTTACAGAAAACGTTGTAAAAGAAGCGTTTGGTTGGAATGATTCGTTTGTGGTTGATCCCGCTCTAAAATAGATAAATATAGTAGTAGAATAGTGTTCCAGTTGAGAATGATTCTCAACTAGAGGTATATCTTACGTATAAAACGTTGATTTTATTGACTTTTTTATTTCAAAAAAAGTGAAAATAATGCTTGACGATACCTTAAAAATATGGTATTATATACGTATAAACAAAGGAGATATACTATGTTAAGAAACTTTATAATGATAAACGTTCTATTCGCAATGATGTTATGGGTATTTTCATCAATAGCAAGTGCTGATGAAAAGAAAATACAAATAAGTGATTATAACACAGCAGTTATAGGTCACATTATTACGTCAAAAGTGAATGGTACAAATGTTGATATAAGTAAGTTGATGGAGTCCGAATTAGAAGGTCTTGCTCATCAATTTGCTATTGAATCAATTACTATATTACAAAAGTATTTACCTTCAATTTTAGATGGTATTGCTGCTGATATGAGATTAAAAGCAGATAAAAAATACAAATGTGAATTGTTAAAAGGTTCAAAGATAGAAGACGACAACTGTATATAATATGAAATTAATTTTGAGTGATTACATACTTGTAGGTAGTGGAAAGGTTATATTTAAATAAATGAAAAATTTAAAAGGAATATTACCAGTGGGAAAACATACCAGAAGACACAAGGCACTAAAGTTAAGAAAACAGATGAATGAAATATCTGATTCTAAAACGTTTAAAACTTCAATCACTAAAATTAAAAAGTGGTTAAAGACTTTAAATGAATCTATTTTTAGCAATGAAGTTCCTGCCTTTGATGAAATAAAATTAGTTAATTTAAGAGATTGTGTTGGTTGTGTAGAATACGAAAAATTTAAATCAGGTAGAACACATTTTTGTTTAAAAATGAGACCAACTTATCCATCTCAAAAAGAATTTATTGATACACTAGGGCACGAAATGATACACTTATGGCAAATGAAAGTAAAAGGTGATTCAGGCAATCACAACAAATTGTTTTACTCATTTAGACCAAAATTTAACTACGCAGGTTTAAAATTATAGAAAGGACTATATTATGCAACCAAAAAAACTAACAAAAAAAGAAATAGACTTAATTCAAAAAGTCTTAAAAGCACCACGTAATACTTATTCTACACCTTTAGTAAAAATAGGTCAAAGGATGGATCCAGAATGGAACATAGGATTAGACTTATACTTAAAAGGCATCTTAAAGCATCAAAGTGCTGGTGAAAGAGATATGGAAGGTCCTAAAAAACCTTTTGAATATCGAAAAGCAGTTTTAACACCTTACTTTAATAATGTATTTAAATTGAAACAGGCGGTAAAAACTGGTGTCTATCAATAAGAAAAAAATCAAACAAGCATTTAATAAATTTCTATTAATACTATTAAGTATTTTAATTGTGTATGGCACAGGTACATTTTTTCCTAATCCATATATCAAATATAAATTAAGACTTCAAGCAGAAAACTTTTATACAAATTGGGCAAATAATTTAGGTTTAAATGAACCATCTTTTGAATATAATAATGATATTCAATTTGTTACTGCTGTTCGTAAATGTGTTGATTGGGTAAATTTTGAAACACCAAGATTCGAAAGAGTACCAATTGAAATGATAGTTGCTCAAGCAGCATTAGAGTCAGGTTGGGGTACAAGTCGTTTTGCTAAAGAAGGTAACAATCTATTTGGTATAAGAACTTACGATAAAGACGTACCACATATGTTATTAGAGGGTAGAACAAAGTGGAAAGGTTGGGGTGTTAGAGTATTTCCTACAAAGTGTCAAAGTGTAAAATTCTTTGTAGAACTATTAAATAAACATCACGCTTATGAAGAATTTAGAGATACAAGACGAAATATGATATTATGGGATCAACCATTAGATCCTAAAAAATTAATTAAAACTTTAACAAGTTATTCTACTACAAATGATTATTCTGATAGAGTGATTTATATTATAGATAGTATTAGAACACAAGAAGAAAAAGTAGGTGAAATTAAAATAAAAGTTAAACAGGATTCTCACGTTAAAGAAACTGTTAAAATAATACCAAAAGAAAAACCTGAGGACTTGAAGTGAAGCATTTAATAAAATTCTTTAAAAAGAAAGATCAATATACTTTGTTAAATATTCATACTGGACTACAAACAAAACAGTTTTTTAAAGGACTAAATAAAACAGAAACAAAAGTTTTTGAATCTTTAAAAGATTATTTGTTTGAACAGTATAGAATATGAAAATAAAAAATATTATTATAGTTGGTGGTGGTACAGCAGGTTGGATTGCTGCTAATAGTATCATCAATAGAACACCCCCTCACATAAAAGTTA